CACCAAAGGCCACAGCAGCGACATAGATTCAATTAAGCAAGACCAAAAGCAAACCGCCCGCGAAATATTTGATCTAAAAATAGGCCAGAATTCAATCATAGACCAGCTAAAAACACGCAGTCATTCCCATAAAAAAGAATTATCCATATCGAGTAATGACTAATGAGCTGGTTTACTTCAATATTTTCATCAAGCAAAACAATCGATAATGTATTAGATAAAGACAATGGGCTCTTGTCTCAGGTTGGCGGCTGGATCGGAAATATGAATTTCACGCCAGAAGAACAAGCTAAAATGAATGCAAAGCTTGCCGATGGCGTTAGCGACTTCGTTAAAATGACATTAGGCGAAAACACAGAAAGAAGCAAAGCACGTAGATCGGTTGCTAAAATGTGGATAAGATCACAGCTATTAATGATATTTATTGTTGTTATTACCGCTCCTTTTGATATGGAGATGGCTAAATTTTACTTGTCTATAGCATTCGGCACGGTAATGGTTGGCGGCACGTTTTCTATTATAGGGTTCTTTTTCGGCGCTCACATGCTAAGTAGTCACATGGCATTTGGTAAAAAGAAAGATAGAATTACGGGGTAGTTAGTGACTTACGTTGCAACCATACAAATAGTATTAATTCCGTCTACGCATACAGTAGACGACCCAGAAGCGGACGCAGCACGCTATCGTATTGGTGATCCTTGCAATGTGTTATTAACCGAGGCGATTCAAAAAGCAACAGGCTTACCGTGGGCTTATTATAATGGCTCATGGAAGAAGCGAACAGGCAAAGCACCTAAAAACGGTTATATTCATGTAACAGGTATTCCAGATACAATCCCATTCTTAAAGCTTAAAAGCAAAATATTAGAAACTGACTGGAAAATAATCAATGCGGTTTCTATACCTCCAACAAGAAAGCCAAGGCGTAGACGCAGATTCAGAGTCCCGCTGGATAAATTACCATCTCATCCAAAGATCGATAAATTATTAGCGACTCAGGAAGTGACGGTATCTTTCACGGCACTTAAAAACTTCATGCGTAGGAAGACTGTTTCAAATGATTTAAATCAATCGCTAGACAATGAAGATACTTTGTTAGCTAACGGAGATTTCGAATAATGGCGCTTGTTGAAACTTACCTCGATACTGACGCAACCGGCTTAAATAACGGCGCGTCATGGACTGATGCTTATGAAGATGGTGCTACGTGGGAAACTAACGAAGAGACTGGTCTTGTAGCAGATGATGATACTCATAAAGTTAATATACGTGCAAGTTTAGGTACAGCGGATCAAACCAGTTTAAACATTGCGGGTACTTGGACAACGGATTCAACACACACAATCACGCTCGATCAATTAAATAATGATTGGCATGGAATGGTTCGTGATACATCAAAATATCGTTTAGAAGATGTTTCATCAGGTGAATTACTTGATATTGATATACCGTGGGTTTATGTATTAGGCGTTCAATTCTACAAGACAGGTAATATTTATGGTCAAGTAGGGGCTCATGTATTCCATGCTACGGCAGGGGGTGAAAACTCATTCATAGCTTGTTATTTCGGCCATGACGGACTAAGCACGGGGACTCATAACGCCTTAGTCAATGGGTCAGGCTCACCATTAATGACGGTTAAAGATAACTGTATTAATGGATGGACAGGAACGGGTATTTATTTTGAATACGGCGCAAGAGCCGGTACGCAGGTTTATAACAACACTGTAGATGGTTGCGCTGTCGGCTTTGATATGGCGAACGACACAGATGTTACAGCTAAGAATAATATAGCAAGCGGCAATACAACGGATTGGACAAGAGTATCAGGTATTACAGCAAGTCATAACTCATCAACCGATGGCACGCATCCGGGTTCAAATGGTGTAACGGGTACACCTTCATACGTTGGATCTGGTGATTATCATTTAGCCGTTGGCGACACTTCATGGCATACAGCCGGTTTAGGAATAAGCAGTGATTCAAACGTACTAACACCAGACCCAGACGGAGACACAAGATCAGGCTCTACGTGTTCGATGGGATTTGATGAGTATGTATCGGTAGGCGGGGGTGTTACAATACCCATAATTATGAACCATTTACGAAATCAAGGCATAGCATAATGTGGTTACGACAAAGCACAGCATCACAAGAAATACTACTTGGTACGTTTCTTGATAGTACGGACGGTGATACAGCCGAAACGGGTTTAACCATAGCCAATACTGATATTAAGCTATGGAAAGAAGGCGCTACGACAGAGGCAAGCAAGAACTCAGGCGGCGCAACTCACATAGCAAGCGGTCGTTATTACGCTGTTTTAGATGCGACCGATTCGGATACTTTGGGTAAATTAGAAGTCAACGTACATGTTGCCGGCGCTTTAACGGTTAGACGTGAGTTCATGGTATTGCCTGCAATGATCTACGACTCTTTAGTCCTAGGCACTGATGATTTAGATACAAATGTCACAAAAGTATCTGGCACAGCTCAAACAGCTAACGACAATGGCTTGGATATCAATGCTATTCTGGTAGATACCGCAGAAATTGGGGCTGCTGGCGCTGGATTAACCAACATCGGAACTATTGCCACGGTGACAACATTAACCAATAAAACAGGATTTTCTCTCGCCTCAACAGGGTTGGACGCTATCGCCAGCACAGCAACAGGCATGGTTGAAATTGCCAAAGCTATTTGGGATAGAGTATTAACAGGTGCTACTCATAACATATCTACTTCTGCTGGTAGACGTGTTCGACAATTAGCTGATGTCATAGTATGGAGCGGAACAGCTCAAGGTTCAGGCACAGGTAATAATCAGATTCAACTCGACACAGGAGCCTCGGCAACTGACGGCGCTTATGATCCGTCTATGGTTTCTATTATTAATGGAACTGGAGCGGGTCAAACTCGGTTAATACTTGAGTATGATGGCACAACTAAAACCGCGACAATAGATCGGAACTGGAAAGTTAATCCAGATGCTACTAGTGACTTTATTCTTACGGGGCATCCGGGGCGCGAGCATGTAAACGAAGGATTAGCGCAAGCAGGGACAACTACAACTATTACTCTTAATGCTTTAGCTTCAAGTGTAGACGATGCATATGTCGGGCAAACTATTTTTATTAGAAGCGGCACAGGGGACGACCAAGCCGGATTATGCAACTCATATAACGGCACGTCTAAAGTGGCCGGAATAGTTGGTGTTTGGGGTGCAGTTCCCGATACCACATCAGCGTATGTAATGCTTTCCACTTCTTTATATGACGATACTGCGGTTTCTAATATAACGACAGGTGCAGCCGCGCCATCTATAACCTCAGAATCTAGCGTTTTAACCACAGGTACAGAGGTTAATACTTATACTGCTACCCATGTATTAGATGGAACTTACAACGAAACCAGCGATACTGCCGGAACTATTGATAGATATTATCAGTTTGATGTAGACGATGATAATGTGGCAACCAGTGTAGCCGTTAATGGAAGGTTAGAAGGTGATAATGACTCTCTGGATGTATATGCTCATAATTGGGTCACAACATCATGGGATCGAATTGGTGGCCTTGAAGGAAACGCGGCTGGATTTGCTGATATAGTTTCTGTATATACTGTAATAGCTGACTATACGGGAACGGGGGGTGATTTAAACAAAATCCGCATTAGATATGCAGGTACAGGACTAACCAGTGCGACTTTATTTATTGATAGAGCCGTCATGCGTTATGCCGCAATTCCAGCTCCAACCGTCATTGAGAATAGACAGGAAATGGATAGTAATTCAACTCAGTTAGCCGAATTAAACTTAGGTATTATTTACAGCTCGGCGGCTACTGGTACACTAACAACCACATCAGCGACTACAAACCTTACTGGATATGCAGACGACCAGCTAATAGGCAGGGTCATGATTGTCACCTCTGGTAATGCCGAGGGAGAGGGAACTGATATCACTGATTACGCCAATGCGACAGGTTTACTTACATTCACTGCCTTAACCACAGCGATGGCTAATGGCGATACATTTAAGATTGTCTAAATGGCCGCTGTTACCAGATTAGGTTTATACGGAGGTAGTCGCTCTCCTTACGGTAGTTTTGCTGGCAAGGTGGCTGCACCTCCTGTATTCTCAGGCACGATTGCCAATATATCAGAAGATTTTGACACCGGCACATATCAATATGACATAAGCACTTATTTCACAGGGGCAACAAGTTACAGTATAGCCCCCTCTGTAGAAGCAGGATGGTCATTTAATACGTCGGTAGCACTAGGCGGCGTAAGAAAACGCAAAATCAAGCCTATGCCAAAACACTTCTTTCCATGGGAAAAGGAAGAAGATGAATACATAGAAGAAATCATAAAGGAAATAAAGCGTCCTAAACTCAAGATAGTTAAGAGAGCGCCACAGCCTGATTTTGATAGCACATTATCATTAGAACGTATCGACAGAGAGCTTATTTTAGAGCTACAGAAATCAGAAGAAATCCGCAAGAAACGAATTAGAAGACGTAAAACGATAGAAATGTTATTATTAAGTTAAACCACCACTAGCCAACCATAAACGGAGCTAACATGAGAACGCCAATATCAAACAAACAAGTAAAAGAATCTATCACGTATTGCGTAGACTGCGAACATTACATAGAAGACAAAGGGTTTTCTGGGATGATTCCTACTTGCTCTTCAAATTTAAACATAATGACTAAAGAACCTATTCCTTGTTTTGAAGCACGGGATTATCACGGCGAACATATCTTAACTTGCCTTGATTACCTAGCCAACTCTAAGGAGAGCTAAGACAATGAATCTATTTCTAGTAAATCAAGATCATCCAGACGCCAAAGGTTTAATGATTAAGCTATCAGAAGGCGCAAAAGACGGCGCAATCATCCCTTTATCAGATGGCGAAATGTCGCTATATAATTCAAATGACTTTAAATGGCTTAATACCAATCAATCATCAAACCAAATAATGACAAAGATCGAGAAAGGCCAAGGCTATGTATTTGTAGTTGACCCGCATAAAACTATTATCGATGACATACTTAAGTTAGAAGATAGACTTAAAATCAAAGTAAGCGTTATCAGGGTGAGGGCATGAAAAGACGACAGTTCATAAAATCAATCGCTGGATTATTCGCAGCAACTCAAGTGCCTAGTGTATTGGCAAAGCCTAAATCAGTTATAGAGCCTTTCCCAGAACCGACAATAAAAGGTAATCCAGATATTGGCCTAGTTGAGATTTTCGAATCATCTAAATTAAGCACATCAATATTTGAGATAAGCCCAAAAGAAACTCCTTTTATTGGCGTTGAGCGAGAGCTTAAATTCAATCAAGAGCTTGTAAGCACATTTGAAGAAATAATCGGTAAGAGGTTAAGCTAATGGCAGAGCCAGTCGGAAAGCCTTTAAAATACAAAACAGTAGAAGAACTGCAATCTATTATCGATGAATATTTTGATAAGGATACAGGCGAGGCTTATCTAGGGGAAGGCGATGACAGGCGTTATTTACCAACTATGGCAGGGCTTGCTTATAAGCTAGGGTTATCAAGACAAGGGCTGCTTAATTACTCTAATCGTGATGAATATGTGGACGCTATAAAAGATGCGCGGACATTAATTGAAATTTCATTAGAGCAAAGACTAGCGGGTAATGCTGTTACAGGGACTATATTCAACCTAAAGAATAACTTTGCATGGAAGGATAAGACAGAGACAGAGTTTTCAGGCGGTATTGATTTAAGCGGTAAATCGGACGCAGAACTTGCAGCAATTATCGAGAAGTGAACTAGAATACAAGGCTGCCGCTACTCTTGAGGTGGTAAGGCGCAGAGCCTCACGTATGACTGTTTATGGTCTTGTTTGTCCTGAGCGCGGATTAGTTAAGTGCATTCAGGATGTAAATAAAGATCATAACTTCATTGAAGTAGATGAAGAGCCGGATATACAGATCCCTATCAAGCTAGAGAAGATCGTTACAGTTCAGAAGGCTATCAAGCTTGTTGAAGGCGGAAGAGGTAGCGGTAAGTCAGAGAGTGCTTCAGCAATAGAGACAGCAAAGGTTAACGCCTATGGTCGAAAAATCGGGGCGTTTCGTGAGTATCAAAATTCGATTGAAGATTCCGTACATTCGTTGGTATCAAAGAAGATACGCCAAAATAGTTTATCAGGCTTTACCATACTGGATGCAAAGATAAATCACGAGAATGGAGGGCTAGTAAGGTATAGAGGCTTGGCCAGAAACCAAGAAGGGCTAAAGTCTATGGATGACTTTGATGACTTCTGGATAGAAGAAGCCGCAACGATCAGTCAAAAATCATTAGAGACTATCGAGCCTACTATACGCAAAGAAGGCGCGGAGATACTTTATACGATGAACCGAGGCAGTTCAGCCGACCCTATCGCACAAGAACATATAGTTCCCTATGAACGAGAGCTTAGACGCGATGGTATCTATGAAGATAGCGATGTCTTAATCATTAGATTAAATTGGCAAGATAACCCATTTTTCCCAGAGATACTAAACAAGAAGAGATTAAAAAATAAAGCTACGTGGAGCCAAGCTAAATACGCCAATATATGGGAAGGCGAGTACAATGACGAAGTAGAAAACAGCATCATACCTGTTGACTGGTTTAATGCTGCTATCGATGCTCACTTGAAGAAAGACTTTGAAGCAAGAGGCGCTAAGATAGTTTCTCATGACCCGTCAGACTTAGGAGAAGACCCGAAAGGGCTTGTTTATCGTCATGGCTCTGTAGTGCTTGATGTCCAAGAGAAGGTAGTAGGCGATGTTAACGAGGGCTGTGACTGGGCTACAGATTACGCGATAGACGTTAATGCCGACATGTTTGTTTGGGATTGTGACGGCCTTGGGGTTACTTTGCGGAGACAGGTATCTAAATCATTTGCAGCAAAGCATTGTGGATTTACTATGTTCAAGGGGTCAGAGGGAGTAGACGAGCCGGATGATCTGTATCAGCCAAGCCATAAAGACGTTGAGGATGACGCAAGAACAAATAAACAGACGTTTAGAAACAAGAGGGCACAATATTATTGGCGGCTAAGAGATCGCTTCTATAATACTTATTTGGCTGTAGAGAAGAATAAGTATGTTGATCCAGATGAAATGATTAGCTTATCGAGCAGCATAGAATGTATGGCACAATTAAGAGCAGAAGTGTGTAGAATACCTAAAAAACCTAACGGTAATGGGTTAATACAGATAATGAGCAAAGACGAAATGCTTAGAAAGCATCAAATAAAATCACCAAACTTGGCGGATTCGCTAATGATGAGTATAATATCACCAGACCTCTCTACAGATTGGGGTGGCGACCTTAACTATCATAACGGTTCAATAGCATGATCTCAGATACTACGCTTTCATCAATAATTCAATCTCAATTAAATAATTCCATTGGCGGCTATTCCTCTGATTTAGAGAATGACCAAGCCCAAGCGATGGACTATTACTTTGGACGACCATTTGGTGATGAGGAAGATGGACAATCATCTGTTATCACTCGT